TCGGCGACTCGAGGATTCGCGCTTTCAGTAGCGTTTCGATACGGGGGACCCTCGGATTCTTCACGAGTATTTCCTGGTAGAACGGCGTCCCCTCGGCCGTGTCGAGGAACCATTCGCCCAGGAAGAACCACAACCGTATTTTGAGTTTCTGGGCCGTGTACTCGGTCAGGTCAGTATCGCCGACCAGGGACAGGTCGAACGATTCCTCGCCGATTTCGAGGTCGTGAGAGTTCACGCCCAGGCGTATATCGAGTCTACTCATTCCGCCCTCGCCTTGTCCTGTCCGGGGTCGTCGACCTCGATAGTTGCCGTGTCCGTCCCGTAGGGCGGGTTCGCGTCCGTTACCGTGATATCGACGCTATCCCCCTGTCGAACGACCAGGGCGGCCGAGGCCTTCACCTTGTCACCCCCGCCGGTGATTACGCCGGCGCCCGACCCGTTCGCGACCGTCCCGGTAACGACGCCGGTCACCGTGAACGAAATCGCCGTGTAGACCTCGGCGCCTTGACAGGCCGCCTTAGACCCGAATGAACCCCCGCCGATAGGCAGAATAACGAAGGTCCCGCCCGAGTCCGGGGGGGATACTTTCAGGGTCGCACCGAGACAGGCGACGAGTTCGCTCATGTCCCCGCCTCGACTGTCAGGTTTCCGTCGTTCATGTCGATAGTTCCGTTCTTCTGAATCCGAATCCTCGCGTCGCGATACCGAATCTGGACCTCGTCGCCGGCGTCGATTCCCGTGTCCTCGCTGAACGGCCAGAGGCCCGGTATCGCCACGGCGTCGGAGAGGTCGAACTTTCGCCTGTCCGTCGGCGTCACGAGGCCGCCGTTCGATAGCCATCCCTCGAGGGACCTCTCACAGAACACGAGAAGGACCGAGTCGCCTCGCGCAAGAGGGGCCGCGAACGCGAACTCGCTCGTCCTGGGCCACACGACCGGGACGTTCGCGATAATCGGCAGTTCGGCCGACGTCCCGTCCCGGTAGTTCTTCCGTAGTAACGGCTGAACCTCGGCCAGGGCCTTCTCGTGGTCGTATTTCTCGATACGACCAGGTAGCGCCGTGTGAATCTCGGCGAACCGTGCCTCGATTGCCGTGTGGATCGCGTCCCAGAGTCCCGGTTCTCTAGGCATCCGTTACCTCGACCTCTGTATACCAATCGTCCCCGAACGTGTCGCCCTTGTGTGTCACCTTCTCGACCCTGAACGCCGCCCCCGGCTCGATGGCCTCGGCCTCTATTGATATCAAACCGGCCGGCTCGATTTTCGGTTGTAGTAGTGACCGAACGAGCCACCCGTCGAATACCGCCCGTTTATCGTCCGTCGACCGGCGCCTCTGTGGCGACCCTATCATTCCTTTCCCAGGCGCCAGGACGACCGCCCTCGACCCGTCCGACCCGCCGGCGGCGCCTATCTTAATCTCGCGGTCCTGAACCGACCATTCGAGCGACAGTTCCTCGGTTATCCTGGTCAGGGCATCGAAGGCATTTCCGACGGCCGAAAATCCGTTCGCGAATTGCTTGTCGACGGCCTGGGCTATCGCATTTTCGACGACCGCCGAGCGTTTCGCGAGGGGAATCTCGTTCAGGACCGCCCGGATAACCTGTTTTGCCGACGTCCCCTCACCGAACCCGAGGGACACCTTCGACGTCGAGAACGCGGCCTGGCCGTCGTTCGACTCGATTTCGGTCACCCAATCGGGCGCCTCGCGCCGGTTCGTCGCGAACGAGATATCGCCCGAGTATAGGACCTCGGCGCCGGTTTCCTGGGCGTATCCTGCCTTCACGATAACGTAGGCGTCTCTCGCCGTCTCGACCGCCGACCGTTGGTCCGGGTTCAGGTTGTAGATACGGACCTTCGCCCCGTTTGCCTCTTTGTCGGCCGTTTTGGTGTCGTCGAACGAGATTCTGAGCCCGATCACGTTCAGGGCCGTTTCGGACCCCCGTTCACCAATGAGAACCGACCCTATCCTGTCAAAGAGCGGCATATTCGGCCTCGGTAGCGTAGACGAGCGACACCGAGTCGCCGATAGCGCATCTCGCGATCCGTTCGTAGGGCGCCGACGTCGACACGGGGACCAGGGCCCCCGGTGGGACCTCGCGCCAGGCGAAACGGCGTATCAGTTCGTAGGCGACGACGACCTTAATTCCCGCGACGAGGACGTTCTGTTCGCGGTCGCGAATGTCCATTACCCAGAACTGGCCCCTATGGTTCCAATGTAACGACAGGCGATAGGGGGTCCCGTCGAGGGTGATTTCCTCGGTGAACGCGGCCGTCTGGAAGAACGGTATATCGACCATGTCCCTAACCCCCGAACGACCCGGCAATCGAGGCCAACCAGGAACGGTTCGCCGGCGCCGTCTCTAGCGTGTTCTGTTTCCCCGCGTCGCGTTGACTCGAGGCCTGGTCCGAGATACCCGCCTTCGCGCCCGAGTCGGAAACGGCCAGGTCTTCGGTAAACACCGTCTCGCTCGTGACCTTCCGTATCTCGACCCACACGCTCGTAAACCGAAGGGCGTCGCCCGTTCTGGCGTTCTTCGGGACGTTCAGAGACTCGAGGGCCATCGTCGGGTAGCTCTTTAGGTTCGTGACGATTGTAACGGGTTCTCGGGCGTCTCTGAGTGCCATAAGGGCATTGAACGCACCTATCGCCCTGGTCCCGACGCCGGCATTCCTGGCCGCGTCTACGGTCGGACTCGCGCCGGCGGCCGCCGTCGTCCGAATCGGATTGTTCGTCACGAACCCCTCGATACTCAGTTTCACCGGCTGATTCTGAATATGGTCGCTCATGGTCGACCCGTCCTCGACCGGGTACTGAGTGACCCGACTCATGTAGTCGTGAGACTCAGTAAGGGCCGCGTCGAGTTCGATTTCGCCTATCACGGGCGGCCGGTTCCGAATGAGTACAGAGACAGACATAGCGACCTAGTCCTGAACAGGGCTCGAGTTCACGACGCGCCGACTCTCGGCGGTCAGGCCACGTTTCACGGCGTCGTCGACTGCTTTATAGACATCCTCAACTTGCTGTCCTGGCGTCCCCGCCGGCACATTGACCGTTATCGGGCCGCCCTGAATACTGGTCGTCGTTCCCCCATTCCCGCCGGCGGTCGCGAGAGCCCCGACCGGCGCCCCTCCGTCGCCGCCCAGACCGAAGAACCCGCCCACCGCGTCGGCAATCCCGCCCAGGACGTCGAGGAACCCGGTCACCTTCGATACGATTCCGTCCCAGGTGTTCGCGAACCATTGCTTAATGAGGTCGAGCCAGAATACGACATTGTCCATGAAATCCTCGACCGGCCCGACGAACGCGCCGAACACCGATTCCCCGCCTTGTAGCCAGGTAATTATATCCTGTAGAATCAGAAGGATGATAGCGGCCGGGGCGACTATGGTCACGAGGAACCCGGCAATCGCACCGAGGACTCCGCCGACCATGCCGAGTATGCCGAGGACTATCGAACCGTTCGCGATTAGGAACGTCACGAACGAGAGAAGGGTCCCGCCGACGAGAATCAGAGGCCCGATAGAGGCCACGAGCCCGAGAATCCCGACGACTATCCATTTGAACCCGGTGGGTAGTTCTGCCAACCATTCGGCGAACGACTTAACGAGGCCTGTCGCCGCCTGAACTATCGGATAAAAGAGTTCCCCGAACGCCTCGCCCAGGTCACCGAGGGCGTTCCCCATTTGCTTAAACCCGCTCGAGGCCTCGGCGGCCGCCTTCGCCGACCCGCCGTATTGTTTCTCGAGTTCGTCGAGTATCAATGTCTGGGCCTGGGCGGCCTGGCCCGACTCCCAAAGGGACTTAATGAGTTCCTTTTGGTCCTTCGTGAACTGGATTCCCGACCGGGACAGGGCCCCCAGGTTCGCGACCGGGTCGTTTAGGGCTTTCCCTAGCTGAATCGAGGTCGAGGTAAGGTCCTGGCCGATTCGCGTCGAGACGTCGAGGACGGCCCGTTGTGTACGGTCGAACTGTTCGCCTGTTATTTGGGTGAACGTGAGAAGGTTCGCGGTCGCCTTGCGTAGGATTTCCTCGTCGCCGAACAGAGTCTCGGACTGTAGGCGTTTCGCCTGGGCGCTCAGTTGGCCGAGCGACCGTCCGGCGGCCCCGCCCGTCGCCTCGATACCCGCCTGGACCTGGGCCAGGGCGTCGCGTTGCTGTCCGAACGCCCGGACGGCCAGAACGCCGGCGGCTACGATTGGCAGGGTAACGTAGGTCGTCATTTTCCGGCCTACGTTCTGCATCCCCTTTGCGAGTTTCTGGGCCGATACCTCGTAGGTCCGAAGGTTCGCCTCGTCGAGGTCGTATCCGAGTTTCGTTACGAGTTCGCGAACTACCACGTTCTACCTCTTGTCGGGTTTCATGGCGTCGGCCATGACTTCGGATTTCATGTCGAGGCCGCGTTCGCCCTCAGAACGTCGTCGATACTATACGACGTCTCGAGTTCGTGTAGGGTCGCGACCCCCTCGAGGACTAGTCGCCAGACCGGCAGTTCGGCGGCCAGGTCCTCGTCTACCCGTTCCGCTATTCGCTCGATTCTGGGGTCGGTCCCGCCGGCGCCTGGTTTCCGGCGAAAGTAAACAGGCCGCCCCCGCTTAGTAAAGAGCCATAATTCACTTTCAGGGCGAACCCTACGACCTTGTAGAGGGTCAGGTAGTCGCCGGCGTATTCCTGGTCGACTATCTCGCCCGTGAGGAACTGTCCCCCATCGCCCCCGTGAGTGTCGCGCCTTGTCTGGCTGAGAATCTGTAACAGAAGGGCCTCGGCCTCTGTATCTGTCAGATTCGAGAACAGGCCCTCGAGGGCCTTCCCGATACGGCCGGGGTCGATT